AAATAGTTACAGAGGAAGGGTATTGTGTATCGGCTAATCAATTCTGGAGCTACAGACAGGATAAGTTTTGGGAAGAAGATTGGTCAATTGTTGAATAGCGATCAGGACGTACAAGTGTGCGACGCAAGTAAAGCCCAATAGATATTCCAAAGCTCAGTACCCAAAAAACTAAACCAAAAAATAAAATCTTATGGAACGTCTCTTTCACTCCCAACAACTCCTGGAAGCCTTTACCCTGGCTCTCTCTATTGCAGGGAGGCAAGGCACCTTAGTCTCGGTAAACCTCCATAGGGCGGAATTGGAAATCGAAGTCACCACCCAAAGTGAGCACTACTCCTTTAAGTTATTGGGAAAGGAAGAATACCAGGTAAGGAACGAAAGTGAACTTAGAATCCTTCGGGAGTTAAAACAGGAGTTGGAGGCTTCCCTAATAGTAGTAGCCTAAATCCCAACCTATTGAAAACTTGTCAGACCGGCAACGGTCATTTTTTACGCCCAATCAATTTTTGTTAAACAATCCGAAAGGAAAATATAAGAGGTTCAAAAATTCAATGTATAACGGCTTTACCATAGAAGAAGTAGAGGAACTGATCCGCATGGATATAATGTCCATCAGTGAATACCAGTGTCTTTTCGGGATGCCGTTTTCAACCGTTGCCTGGACAAGAAGAAGGCTAGGGGTGAAGAAACTGGAACTGGAATACTGGACAGAGGTACAGGTAAAATGGTTGCGCCGTCTTTATCCCCACGTAGGAGACCTGGAAATAGCCCAAATTTTCAATGAAGCCTACCCGAAAAGGAAAGGCTGGACACTGAAACACATCGAAAAGAAGCGGTTGTATTTGGGCTTAAAACGCACCCCTGAACAGCTAAGAAGGATCAAGCAGCGAAACAAACTTTTTGGCTGCTGGATGGTAGGCAGTAAAAACACCTGGCAAACCAGAGGGGAGGCAAGGGTAGGAGAAGTCAGGATATGGAAGGGCCGGGAATACATCAAAACCAAACAGGGCTTTGAAATCTTAGCCCGAAGGGTATGGATGGATCATTACGGGGCTATTCCCAAAGACTACAACGTGGTCATAAAGGACAGGACAAAGAGCGCCGGGGATATTACCAACCTGGAATGTATCTCCAACTGCCAACTGGCACAAAGGAACTCCTTTCACCGCTACCCATTGGAACTAAAACGGCTAATCAAATTAAACAACCGGTTAAAAAATATCATTTATGAGCATCAAAACAATTCGTGAAACCTTAGAAAAAATGAAGGGGAGAACCTTTGCTTATTCCAATAAGCAGTATTTGGTAAAGGATTATGTGATTAACCAGCAAAAGAATAGGATAAGCCTCACCACTGATAAACGGACGTTTGAAAAAGACCTGGAATCCGCCCTTGAATTTTTATCCTATTTCAGGGAAGTGGAGGAGATGCCCGAAGATCTTGCCCCGGCTATAGCTGACCGATTGCCGGTAACGTTTAAAAGCGAAGAGATAACCCTTGTGGATTCCCTGACAAAAGTATTGATGGACAATATTACCAAAGTGCAGGATGATCCGAAGTACATCCCACAGGCCACCTCAATAAACAACAATGTAAACTCCATCATTAACCTGACCAAGCTAAAGCTGGACGTTTATAAACAGTTTAAAACAAAAACAGCCTAAGCCGTATGAGTAAGAACTGCCCTTCCTGGTGTCCGTTTGTGGAAAGAAATTATTGCAGAAACCATCCTGAAGGCTCTTTAAAAAAGCCAAAGCCCATAGCGCCACGCAGTAAAAAGATGGAACAGGTCATGAAAAAGGAGTATCGGCCACAGGTAAAGGAAATGGTAGAAGCGGGAACCCGGTGCGCTATTAAAAGCCCGGTCTGTACCGGAGTAGCGCAGGGCTTTCACCACCTCGAAGGCAGGGAAGGAAAGAACCTGGTGGGTAAAAAGAAAGTTCCCTGCTGCAACCTATGCAATCAGTTTATCGAGCAGAACGATGCTTATGCCAGGGCCAACGGATGGAAGCTATCCAAGCACGCTAATTATAAACGGGAAAAATAAAAGCTATGACCCTCAATCTGACAGAGCCGGTAAAATACTACTACGCCTTTGGGTATTACTACAGGGTAACGCCCGATGAACTCATAGAGTTTAATGAAAGCTACTGTTTAGTGATTCCTGAAACTGTAAAGGAGAATGAAAGAAGAAGGGTATGGTTAGCGTCTTTACAGCCTATTAATTATTCTTTGGGGGAGGAGGTGAAACAAAAATTAGTCGATAGGATTATGAACCCAGCTAAGGAACTCTGTTCAGAACCTGTTGCGTCGCACTCGTTGGCTGAAACAAGTCTACTCGACAAATAAACCACCATATATGAATTTAGCAAGCGTACAAAAAATACTGGACATTACTCCCATCGAAGGGGCGGATGCCATCGAAACAGCCCATGTTTTAGGATGGCAGGTTGTTATCAAAAAAGGAGAATATAGGATTGGCGACCTGTGTACCATCGAAATAAAAAACAACCCAAAATAACAAATATGCCAACTAAAGGTATTTGCAGTAATTGCCTGAAAGAAACATCAAGAAATGATGCAGAGTTATGCAGGGACTGTTACTCCATAAAACGGTTCGGGAAAATAAGAGTTCCATTAGAAGAACAACATGAAAAGAGAAGGAAATATAAAGCCGAATACTTTCAAAAGAATAAAGATGCAATTCTTGAGAGAAGAAAGCATAAGCCTAAAATTGATAAGAGGACACAAAGAGGGTACTTTTTTAAATATAAATACGGTATCTCCTTAGAAGATTTTGACCTAATGCTTCAAAAGCAGAACTACAAATGTAAAATATGCGGCAAGCCTCATGTAGAAGATGATAAAGAGAACAGGCTTTATGTTGATCACTGCCATAAGACCGGGGAAATAAGACACTTGCTTTGTAGAAGATGTAATACTGGTTTGGGTTTGTTTGAAGATAATATTCAACTTTTTAAAAACTGTATAAATTATTTACACAATGAGTAAGTTGGCCACTGCCGAAAAAATTCTATGGATTAGAGACATTCCCAATGCTGATAATATACAGGTATGTGGCGTTTTAGGATGGGAAATAGTGATAAAGAAAAATGAATATGCCGTTGGTGATATAGTGTGCTATATCCAGATTGACACGGTTGTTCCTGAAACAGAACAGTTCGATTTTCTAAGGGAACGCAAGTACCGGGTTAGAACCATTAAACTACGTAAGCAAATCTCGCAAGGTTTGATTGTACCCCTGCCTAAAGGAGAGTGGAAGGAAGGCGACGATGTCACGGAGGTTATAGGTGTAAAGAAATACGAAAAGCCGGATAATAACCCCGAACGATTTGAAAAGCCCCGGATGCCGAAGGTGTGGTATAAAAAATGGTTCTACATTTTTAAATACAATTTCCTCTATAAGCTATTTCCTGGCTTAAAAAGGAAGTCTCGCAGCCCCTTTCCTACGCATTTGGTGAGCATTACCGATGAAGAAAGGATACAGAATATACCACACGTATTAAGAACACACGCAGGGAAGGAATTTGTAGTAAGCTATAAGTTAGACGGTTCCAGTATCACCATTATTCACAGTAAGGTATTAGGGAAATCCAAATTCAGGATATGCAGCCGCCGCTTTGAACTGCACGACAAAAAGAACGATTGGTATAGGGTTTTTCGGGACACGGACTTTAAGTATGAAATCTTAAAACTTGTTCGGCACTTTCAAACCAATGATATAATCGTTCAGGGGGAAGCTATTGGCAAGTTTAACGGCAACCACCACAACTTAGAAAGGGAGCAAATAAGGTTGTTTAACATCTACGTCAATGGAAAGCGCCTGAACCAAAAAGACTTTTTGGAAGTGTGCCTTAAAATGAACATTCCCCATTGCCCTAAATATGATGTGCTTCTCTTGCCTTCAACGTTGGAAGAAATCTTAAAAGAGGCTGAAATAAAGGATTTACTGAACCCTAACGCCCATGCCGAAGGATTAGTGTGGCGGTGCGTGGAAGACAACCTGAGTTTTAAAGTGATCAACAACAATTACTTACTGAGTGAAAAATAAACCCACCTAAGAAAAGGAAAATAAAAGCAAATAACGAACTATGAAAAAAGGTATCAAATATTGCAAAAAAAAGTGGCTGGAATCCTTGCTGAAACAGCGTTTTGTTCGTACCTTGTACATAACCACGAACACGATACAAAATGCTGTATTCCACAAGCAATTTAGATTTATTTATATTAGAGCCGCCGGAGGGTCTAAACGTCAGCATTGGTGTTCGTGGTTGTTCATCATGTTTGATGCCTCCGGTTTTGCTTTTCTACACACTCCAAAAACAACCACATTATGACCGCACAAATTTTACACCTCATCAAAGGGGGTAATCAAACCATTGAAATCTTCCTAAACGATAAAGACGAAATCTATTTCGGCGAAGTCGGCGATATAAACGAAAATCCCTGCCTGTTCTGTACTACCATTTCCCTGGATGAATGGAAGGATATTAAAAGGTTTATTGACAAGCAATTCAAATCTATCTAACCCCTATGGCAATGGCAGCAGAAAAACCAAAACTCTACCCTGTGAACGATAACGAAGGTGCTTTAGTAAAGGACATCCAGGAAAACTATTCTACCGGCTATATATCCCTGTTTCGATCAATTCGTGAACATTGGATTTGGGAAGACCCAAGAAAGTTTCAGTGGTGGGTTGATATTCTTATGGAATGCAACCATGCAGATAAGAAAGTATCCATTGGTTTTGAGCTATTAGATTGTAAAAGAGGCCAAACCTTACACAGTCTTTTGGAGTGGTCGAAGCGGTGGCGGGTGGACATCAGTACAGTCAGGCGTTTTTTAAAACTTCTACAATCGGACGCCATGATCGTAACAGAACCGTTAGCAAAAACGACACGGATAACTGTTTGTAATTATGATAGTTACCAGCAAAAGAGACACGATAAAGACACGCTGGACACACGCCAAGCAAACGCTGAGCAAACGCAAGACAACACAAACAATAATGCTAATAATTATAATAATGATAATAAGGATATAGAACCTATCGGTTCTGTGGAGGCTACCGCCTCCGGTAGTTTAACGGAAAAAGAGTTAAGGGATTCGTATAAAGCCATTGCCAACGATAAGGAGCAACTAAAAACTTTTATTCAAACCCAAAAGCCAAGTTTCGCTGAACCTTATGCAAAGTATTGGAACCTCTTTGCAGCAGAAAACAACTTCCCCAAAATCGTTACCCTAAATGACCACCGCAGAAAGAAGATAAAAACACGGATCAGAGAAGCCCCCTTTGACTTTGTGGCAATCATAGAAAAAGCCAGAGCCTCAAATTTCGACTTGACAAAGGGCTGGCTAACGTTTGACTGGCTATTGGAAAACGACACAAACTATGTAAAAGTGCTAGAGGGCAATTACGATCCAAAACAAAAAACTCAAACCCAAAAAGATGAGTACTTACAACAAAGACAAAAAGCAAAAGAACGCCTTGCCTCCCGACTCTAACCCGTTGGTATACGGGAAAGTGGAACCCCACGACACCAATTTGGAAATAGCGGTTTTAGGGGCCATTTTGCTGGAAAAAGGGGCGCTGGACCTGGTAAGTAAAAAACTATCGGCAGAGTGTTTTTACCTCGACGCCCACCAAAAGGTTTTCGCGGCTATGGTGGAACTGGCAAAACAAGCCAACCCCATAGACCTGTTTACCGTTTCAGCCCTTTTAAAGAGCAAAGGGCAACTTGAAGCGGTAGGTGGCGACTATTACCTGGTTACACTGACCAACGCTGTGGTTTCTTCGGCCCACATCGAATACCACGCCGATTTGATCCATGATAAATTTTTGCTGCGCGAACAGATACGCATATACGGGGAGGCGCTTTTACAGTGCTACCAGGAAGCGGCAAGCGGGTATACTTCCCTGGATGAAACCGCAGCCAAGATCATGGAACTGTCCATCCAGCACCAACGGGGCGAAGTAACACGCCTTGATGTAGAACTGCTTAAAACGGTGCAAACCATTGAAAAGCTAAGGCTAAGTGGCGAAGACACCACAGGGGTAACCAGCGGATTTAAGACGGTGGACAAGATCACTACCGGCTGGCAAGCCCCTGACCTGATCATACTGGCGGCCCGGCCAAGTGTAGGCAAGACCGCTTTTGCGCTGAACCTGGCCCGTAACGCTGCCTTAGATCCTCATAGGCCGGTGCCGGTGGCTTTCTTTTCCCTGGAAATGAGCAAACAGCAATTAACCCAACGCTTGCTGGCGGCAGAAAGTGAAATCTGGTTAGAGCGTATCCGTAAGGGTAAGATTGAGGAACACGACATGAAGCGGCTCTATATCAAAGGGATTCAACCCCTGGCGAATGCCCCCATTTTTATCGACGATACCGGCGGGTTGAATGTATTTGAACTACGCTCTAAGGTCAGACGGTTAAAGGCGCAGGAAAACATAGGGCTTGTCATTATCGACTATTTACAGTTAATGAACGGGGCCGGTGGCCGGGGGCAGAGCCGGGAAAACGAAGTCGCTGAAATTTCCAGAGGACTAAAGGCGCTGTGTAAGGAACTGGAGATTCCCATTATTGCCCTTTCCCAACTGAACCGGGAAGCTGACGGGGTGGTGCCTTCCTTAAAAATGCTTAGGGAATCGGGTTCCATCGAACAGGACGCCGATGTAGTAGCCTTCCTTACCCGTCCTTCCTATGAAAAGACAGACGATCAAATCGACGAAGCCTTAAAACACGCCGTAGACATTCACTTTCGCAAGAACCGGCAAGGGCCGTTGGAAGATGTGGCCTTGTACGCTGTTTTGGAGATTCAAAAGTTTATGGAAGAAGACTACTACAACCTTTATCAGCGAAGGCTCTCTTATAGCAATTTAACACCTTTAAAACCCACCGGCACCGACGATGAACAAGACCCCTTCTAAGCCCAAAGGAAAGATGGAAAACTCCATACCCAAACAAACCAAAACCCATCCCTGGAGAAAGCGCAACGATACCCTTAAAAACTATTCGATTAAAGCCCTTTTAAAGTTAAAAGCAGAAAAGCTATGACCCCCAAAGAAAAAGCCAAAGAGTTAGTTGAAAAAGTTTATCTGATGCAGGCGTCCGGAGAGTACGAACCATATACGTCTATCCCTTATCCGGTAGCCAAGCAAGGCGCCTTATTAGCCGTTGATGAAATCTTACTTAATTCAAGCACAATAGGAGTGATGTTGAGAAAGGATGGTGAATTAACAGAAGATAAGATTTGTCGTATCATAGACGATAGTGCTATTGCTTACTGGAATGAAGTAAAACAAGAAATCGAAAACTTATGACACAAGAGATAAAGATTCCCCCGATGATCGCCCAAATGGTGGCCCTCTGCTACAACAACTTAGAGGCGGCCCGTGAATATGCAAGAAGCATCGCCTCCGACCCGGACTGCCCCCGAAGGGTACAAGTGGACTTTTTGGACGTAGCGGCCTCCCTTTCAAGCCCTATTAACCGGATTGAAAAACGCATTCCCAAATCCAAGTGGCAGGACTTTTCCCTTCAGATAAAGCAGGCGGACGCCCTGATCTTAGATAACATCAAAGCCCACTTTTCTAGGATGACCCCCAAAGAACGGGAGCTGTTGGAACTGTGCGCCGAAGGCATCCGTAAAGGTGAAATATTAATTGAGAGCGTATGACCATCGAAATCTATTTAAACGGGAAACTAATCGGGGAGCGCCAGGTACCTGCCTACAATCTTCCCAACTGGAAAGAGGACACCTGGCAGCAGAACTGTGAGCGCCGGGAGCGGATCATTCAAAAGGAACTCGAATCAATCAAAGAAGAACTAAGGCCCTTACTTAAAAGCTACCTGTTCAAAGAATCGGTGCAACTAACGTTTGCTCTTTGTTTTGAATCGAAGATGAATAAAACGGGATTTGTAGCAAAGGAAAACCTTTTAAAAGCCAGCTAAAAATGAAACAAATAATTCAGGGGGTATGTCCTTCCAAAAGCAATATGTACCGGTTCAGTCCTAACGGTTCGATGTATAAAACTAAAGCCTTAACCGACTATGAAAAAGCCTTTTACCTACAGTGCAACCACTACCGGAATCTGAATATAACGGGCTTGTTTGAACTGTATCTGGATGTGTACTACCCGGCAAATAGGGCCGATTTGGATAATTCACTCAAAGTGACCCTGGATTGTTTGCAGCACGTAGGGGCGATCAAAAACGATCGGAACTGCATAAAAATCGTAGCGCAAAAGTTTGTGAGCCGGGATGAACCACGTATTGAGTTTGAGATACGTCCGGTGTAGGATTATGGCAGGAGTGCCCGAATTCGCTAATACGTGGCGGCAAATTTCGCCTCAAACCCAAAAATAGGGTTAGACCACACATTAGATTTAAAAACGCTTAAAAACGAAAAATATATGAAACTAACAACTACTCAATTAATCGGTATACTGGAACAAAAGCCAGTCTTAGCCAATGAAATGGAAATCAAAGAAGTATTCGCCCTGCTTGGCTTTAAGTTAAAAGAATACTACAAAGCGGCTTTAAGTGCTTCCCAATCTTACGAAGTGCATTATCGAAGAACGTATCTGGTAAAGGCGCAGGTGGATGATAGCCGGTGCTTGTCCTTGTCCAATGAGTATATAGACTTTGGCGAGGGTTGCCACGGTGTAAGTTATGGTGGGGTGGGTACAGTTAAGGAATTACTGCAAACGGTCATTTTGATTGCGCAGCAACTACGCAGTGATTACCGGGGCGTGGCCTATTTCAATGAAGAAGAAAGCGAATATACCGAAGCGGAATACCGGGAACTAATTGAAACGTTGAACGAAAAGCTGTTTGAAGACGCCTAATAGCCTTGTTACCTTATAAGAGCAAACAACGATGTAAAAACAAGTTAGTTATGACACAGGAAAAGAACATAAAAAATTATATACACCTGTATCCCAAAGTGCCTATTGCTATTTGTGAACCAGGCATTGAACCCGTTGGGCATTATTTAGAAGGCTACGATTGGAATTTAGAACAAGCTATAGCCGAAAGGGTTAAATACCCTATAGAATGGATAAAGCTCATCCTGCGCCCATTAAGTTCCATAACAGACGATGAGAGAATGGATTGGGAATTAATCGGGTTAAGCTATCCGAACGCCGATAAATATAAAACAGCCATAATGGAAGCCGAAGCAACCTTATTCCTTCTATCAAAGCACTTTGACGTTTTCGGCTTGATTGACGCTGGCCTTGCCCTTGATGCTACCTCTCTAAAACAAACTACGTTATGGCACAAAAGAAAATACAACCATTAATACCCACCATACAAGAAGGGAATAAACTGAAGGTATCAAAAGAACACCGGCAATTGGTTGAGGCTTTCATGGGCTATGCTGATGGCTATTTATCGGGATGGGTGACATGGAATGATGTTATGCCAGTAGCAGAAAAGATAGGCACGATGAACTGCATTGTTGAAATAACTACTTCCAAACAATGTCGAATCTTCACCACGAAGAACGCTGTTAAGCCATACTGGAATATAATTAACGGGCCTCTGATTGAGGCGGCGTGGCTGGCCGTCGTTGACTTCATTAAATGGGATAACCAAACTCAAAACAAATGAATAAAGAAGTAGTAGAACAGCAACAAGTCCAAGAGCTTTTACTTCCCCGCTATAAAGTCATAGCTGACTTTCCCGGCAACTGGAATGCGGTAGGAACAATCATTGAGTTTGGCAGTTCCGCCCCGCTCAAAGTTTACTGTGATGGAGGTGGGCATGAAGTTGATAAGTACCCGCATATTTTCCGAAAACTTGAATGGTGGGAAGAACGCACAGAGGAAGAAAGGCCCCCGTATGTAAAACATATACAGACGGGTCAGGTATTTAAGACACATCAAAGCCGGATGGGTTACGGGTTTATTAAAATAAACGAGAGAAACAGCAGAGACCATCTACCATCAAGGCAATTACTCCCTGCCACAGAAGCCGAATTTCTTAACCAGCAAAACTTAAACAATGGATAAGAAAACAACCCAACAGATACAAGAAGGAAATAAACTAATAGCCGACTTTGACGGGAAGAAATGGACGGATGATAAAAGCGAATTTATGCGTTCGGATGAAGATTTACTCTTCCCAGAAAGCCTTTATTATCATGTAAGCTGGGATTGGCTGATGCCCGTCTGCTATAAATGGGATAATCTAAATGAACTTTTAGGCAATCCAGAATACGAGCAAAGGTGTGATGAGTTAGACCGGGTGGCTTCCCTTTATGAAATCGAACCCTTGTGGACAGTATTGGTAGAAAATATTAAATGGTTTAACCAACAAACTCAAAACAATAATAATGAGAAAAATGTACGATAAATATGCTTCCCCTACACGTTAACCTCATCTTGACAAATCAAAATATCAATTACAATGATACCACAATTCCAGGGTGAAAACAGAAAAGATGCTATTATAAACCATTTGGGTTTGGATATAGAAGAGGAAGAAAAGTTTTTTGAGTTCATTGAACAAATGGGCTACACAATAGATGCTGAAGATGAAATTATTGAAGGTCTTTATGAAATGTTTGATAATAGATAAAACATCAATAACAATGAATACAGTAGAACAAATAAGAGCCTTAGCGGAATCTATTCTGTGTAAGCATTATACTGATGATGCAGAAAGGTGCCTTAAAGAAGGGCAGATAACAGGGTATGAGCCTATTCATCTTAACAAATCAAAATATCAACAAACCAAAAACAATGGACAATAACAATCATTTATCCCCACAACAAAGAGAATGGAACGCTCAATTAGATCGGTGGCTGAGACAGGCTGAAGAAAGGTTTAATAATATGGCTGGCGAGGTACCGCCATCACCAAAGTCTTCTAAGGCCGATGAACGACACCAGTATACTACTAATCCAGAAAAAAACACAGAGCATAAAAATCAATAATTATGGACAATAAAATAATCCAACAGTTAGCCGAAGAAATCCTGAAAAAACATTTAGGAGAGGACCATTTTATAGGTTTCCGAAATACCCAACAAAGAAGGGACGGAGGGATGCTTTTAAGCGATATTCTAATTTCCGCTATGATAGAGATGTTTGAGGCAGGAGCCTCTGATAAGGGTCTTGTTCTAAAAGACGGGTTAATTGAATACATCTATGATTTTGCATGGCACTATGGCCGCTTATTTCATTTGGGAAGCGCAGAAAAAATAAAACAAGCCATTCAGGAATATTTTCAACTGCCGGAGGAATGGTTAGAGGAAGCCCCGGCCTCTCAGCTAAAATGGGTCAATGCTGCTGAATCTCTGGACAGACTGCCGCTTGAAAAGTTTCTTCATATCCGGGATAATGTTGGCTGTAAAAGACTTGGCAACTTCTTTAAAGAAGATGGAGAGATTAAACTTTCCATTTGCGGAACTGAAATGTATCCTTCCTTTATAATTCCCCAAAAGGATTTATGGTCAATCGAATGGTTAGAAGAAGCGCCATCTCCGACCCCGCTGGCTGATTGGAGTGTGTTAGCTAAAATAGCACCTCCTGAAAAGTGGATAGAAATGTACCAGCATTATCAAGAGCTCTTGATAGCAGCAGATACCGCTGCTTTCTGGAAAGAACAGTTTGATATAGCTAATGCAGAAAGAAATGTATTAAAGCAAGAGGGGGCTCTTGTTCTTTCTAAAATCAATCAGTTCATAACTGGTTTGGAAGCAGAAGGCGAAAACCTTCCTAAGATGTGGACAAAGGATGTAGTAATGATACTTAAACGGTTGGTAGGTTTGGGCACTTTACCCTGTGAAGCCGCCCACCAACCATTTGTTAGCACTCCTATTGATACTAAAGAAGATGAGCATGGGAATATTACCAGCTACAACAATTCTAATCAATAAAATAAAACAGTTTATGACAAGACAAGAAGTTTTCGATTTGATTAACGGCGAAAGAGATTATCAGGATAGTCGTTGGAATGAGAATACCACTGCATCAAAAGGTATTCATTCCCCCGAAGAGTGGTTTATGTATATCGAAGATTACATAAACGAGGCAAAGCATATTTTATCCAGACAGAACGTCCAAACGGCTTACCCTAAAGCTATGCGTATAATGCGTAAGGTAGCTAGCATGGCCGTATGTGCAATGGAACAAATAGAAACTCCTGCAAGAAAAGCTCAATAACGATCAAAGCGTACCAGTGGGCAATCCTAATCAACCACAATAAAATAAAATTCAAAAAACGATTTTATATGAAAATAATCTTCGTTGGCCTACATCATAAGCCCGGCAAAGAGGCGCTATGTTCTTCTACAAAAACAGGAAAGTTGATTGATCGAATTATTGAAGAAGGCGGCTTCAAAAGCTGGCAGAAAACCAATTTATACCCTACCGAATACTTGCCCAAAAATGAGGAAGCCGACTGGCACGCTTGGCAATGGTGGGTCAGGCTCAAGCCTAATGAGGCTGATGTAATTGTCATGTTAGGTGCTGAAGTTCAAAAGGGTTTTAAAAATTCAGTACATCCTTTGGTATGGCCTAAAATTTTAAAAGTGGCCCACCCTGCCTCTAAGCGCAGTCACGAAGCTATGAACGCGTATGTCTCTGAGGTGGTAGAGAAGATTCGGGAGGTTGTCAGTAAAAAGTGTGTTGAAATCTAATCAATAAACTAATGGAACCCAAAGAAAAAGCCCTGAACCAAAAACCCTTTTTAACTTAAAAGACAAGAAATTATGAAGTATCTATTTATCGGAATTGGAAAACTGTTCACCCTATTCCTTTGGGCGCTTTGCCAATTTTTTATTCTTCTATGGCATTTCAACTTAAAGCACAACCAATCTGCAAAAGACTTTTATGAGGGTATAGATGTGAGTGATGCGGGGGAAGATGGATTAAGATGGGCCGTTATCTTTTTAGTGTTGTCTATTATCACGGCCATCTTTGGGTTTGGCGGTATTGCCCCCCACTTAGAAGGTATTTCTAAAGTGCTGTTCTTCATCTTCTTAATCCTATTTATACTAACCCTTCTTGCCGGTAGGAGCTCGGAAAACGTAGCTGAGTAGAATTATAAAACCTCTTAAACTAAAACAAGTAAGTATGAGTAAAAATGATTACGGCCTTCATTTAGATAAGATCAAAAAAAGAAAACTAAAGAAGGGAGAAACCGACTACCCGCAGTATGAGTTTAAAACCATTGAAGATATTTTCAATGCCCTCACACCTGAAAATATGAACCGCTTTTTCAAAGACTTTAAAACCGCAATGGCGGCATCCGTTCACCTACGGGAGTTAACCTATCTCATCGCCAAAGAAAAGGTCAAAAAGGAGGGAGTTGAACTTGAAATGAAACCACAGGACGCTATAAAGATGCCCTCCTTTACATGGATTGATGATTAGAACCCCGAACCCCCCAAGTGAGTGACACAACAGACGCTCAATAGTAGTACAAAAGCTGACAACCAAAAATCCTTTCCTACCCTCAGAAAAACACCTCTATTATTTTATTTTAAAACCTAAAACTAATTATTTAAACCTTATGAGCTTTACAGAACAGACACTGGGCCAGATCCTATCCTGCCAGACCCAAAACGACCCGGACAAGTGGAGAAAACCCGCCCTCTCGGAAGAAAAGAAAATCTTATCCGATGAGGACATCAGAAACTTCATCATCAAAGTAGAGGACTCCCTTCAGCTCCCGTTGGGCATCTTAAGCCAGCCGGGAAAGGGCACCATCAAGGGCCACCAGATACCAGCCGTTAAGCAGGCCGTAATCTACCACCTGACCCAAACCACCAAAGTCAGCCAAAAGACCTTAGCCCCGTTTTTTGCCTTAAACCAGCAAAACGTAGGCTATCATGTTCAGGAGGCTAAGAACCACATAGAAACCAATGATGAAATCTTTTCACAGTATTACTTAATCATTCAAGATATAGCGGTGTAATTTTGTAATCCATGAAAGTTGTTAAAATATTACAGGACACTATACGCAAAAATCCTGATGCCGGTCGTACTTCCTTTCGGGTTCCTATAAATCAAGAGGTGCGGTTTATCATTAAAGATAAATTGCCCTCCTACTTAATTGATGGTAAGAATGTTCATATTACCGATCAAATCTTTTCATCGGAAAGTGAAACTTATAAAGGTATTCTGATAGACCCTTCACTTTCAGAACAATTGTTAAAAGATGGGGCGCAAGTAGATTGGTCGCAAGACTTCCAAATCGTTCGCCACCTCATACCAGAGCCGGAATATTTATATGAATACGATAATCCGACAATTAAGTGCAACGGAGGCCATGAAGTACCCTTGAATGATATTATGGAAGATTGTGATGATAATGGTTGCTGGCTTACCTGTCCAGTATGTAGCGAAATAGACAGCTTTGAGGAATTTAGGTATGAAAAAATAAGCGAAGCCTTAGCCCCATAGAATTACCGAACCCTGAACGGAGCGTCGCCACCGATGCTCCATTTTTATTCTACAGCCGGTTACATAATCTTCTTACCCCCCTTAACACAATTCCAACATAATTCTAAGGGCGCAGTTATTTCCCTACCCCTGTTACTCTGACTACTTTAGTAGGACAAGCCACCAAAAAAACCACTTCCTACGAACAAACGAACGCCTTCTCATACAGCAAGCAATCGTAACGCCCAGTGTTTTTACACCGGGCATCCCCTTTTTAAACCTAACGTATGCTGGTACTAGACGCCCCCATAGCCCCCAAAGACTACGCCCTGATAGGCAAGCTCCACGCCCGTAATAATCCGGATGAAGCGAGGCAACTCATTGAGGGCTACCGGCAGGAGCAGTCCAGGTCCTTAGACACCGACCTTCACAACCTAAACTTTTACTTTTTGAGCTATTGCAAGCTAAAAGGGTACCTCGCCACCGACTACTTAGGCGCCATCAAAAAACGGGAGAAGACCGAGGCAAGAAAGCTGTTCATCGCTTCGATGATTCGCATCTTCCACCCCCAGCTGTTCACCTATGATGTGAACCTAAAGTCCGGTCTATCAGAGTCCCTGTGCATCGTACTTCGGTTAGACTCCGGTGAGATGAGCAAGATCTTAGAGGAGGTCACCGCTTACTATAACCACAACTGGCAGGACTTTTCCCAAAGGGTCAACCAACTGTCCACCCGGCTGATCAGTTTAAAGGACGGCTACCCATGTACTTTATTTGAGGAGGAGGTAGCATAATGGCAGCAGAACAGGGAAATAAGTACGCCGAAACGATTACTAAAGAAGTGGCCTTAGAGTTGGCACAAAGGGCGCTAGCGGCTATAAATGACAATTGCTACTTCCTTTCCGAAGTGGCTGAAAAGTGCGAAACCTACCGCACCAAGTTCAATTACGTGCTGGAAAAGTTCAAGGAAGACGAAGAAGTTTTCGACGCGATAAAAAGGATGTATAACAAATGCGAGGCTATTGTGGTCAAAAAAACGGCTAAAGGTGACATCATACCCTCACTGGGGATCTTCATCTTAAAAGCCTACCACGACCTGATAGAGACCTCCAAAGTAAACCAGGAAGTAACCGGCAAGGATGGCAAGGACCTGTTCCGAAACCTATCGGAAGAAGATATTAACGATAGGATCCAAAAGCTCTTAAACAAATGACCATAAGTGATAAAAGGGAGCTTTTATACCTATTGGAGCAAAAGGCGAAGCTAAGGGCTAAAAAGGATTTGCTGGGGTTTGCCAAGTGGACTATGCCCACCTTTCAGCCCAATTGGTTCCATGAGAAATACTACGAAGTTCTTTCACAGTTTGCAGAGGGGAACATAAAAAAGCTGATGGTCTTTGTGCCACCGCAACACGGCAAATCGGAAGGGTCTACCCGTAGGCTGCCCGCTTACCTGTTAGGACACGACCCGGACAAGAAGATAGCAGTAGTGAGTTATTCGGCACCCAAAGCCCGAAAATTTAACCGGGAAATTCAACGGGTCATAGATACCCCCGAATACCGGGAAGTGTTCCCGAACACCCGCCTAAACGCTTCTAATGTCATTACAGTGGCAGGAAGCTGGCTTAGAAATTCAGACGAATGCGAGATCGTAGGCAGGCGCGGCGGATTTAAGACGGTGGGAGTATGCGGCCCGCTCACAGGGGAGCCGGTAGATGTATTGATTATGGACGACATCTACAAGGATGCCAAGACAGCCTGGAGCGAAACGGTCAGGGACAGCATCCAGGATTGGTATGGTACGGTAGCCGACACCCGCCTTCATAACGATAGCCAACAACTTATCGTCTTTACCCGTTGGCACGAAAACGACCTGGCTGGCTATTTACTCAGAAAGGAAGGGAGGATAGAAGAGGGCGGTGATTGGGCTGTATTTGTGTTCCCTGCCCTTAAGATTGGCCCTCCTAATCAGTATGACCCGAGAGAGGAAGGAACTCCCTTATGGCCGGAGCGCCACGGGCTGGAGAAGCTAATAAAGTCGCGGCAAAGGGATAGCCACATTTTCGAATCGCTGTACCAGCAGAATCCAAAGCCAAAAGAAGGGCTTTTGTATAAAGAGTACAAGCTATACAGAACCCTTCCCGTAGAGGCTGGGACGAAAAAGGCGGTCATTGATACCGCTGATACCGGCGAGGATTACCTGTGTTCTATCGTGTATAGCCCTACCCCCCACGGTTACTATCTTTTGGATGTGTACTATACCGCTCAGGGCATGGAAACCACCGAAGACGCTACGGCAAGGCAGTTGACCAAGTTTTTGGTAGATAGGGTAAAAGTGGAGTCCAATAACGGGGGCCGGGGCTTTGCCCGCAACGTGGAAAAGAAGTGCCGGGAGCTACACAACCGAAAAACCGCCTTTTCGTGGTTCCATCAGACCCACAATAAGGAGGTTCGGATATTCACAAAGGCCGCTGAAGTGCAGAATATGATCTACTACCCCGAAGGATGGGATTTGATGTGGCCGGAGTTCTATAGTGCCGTGACGGGGTATATGGCGACAGGAAAGAACAAGCACGACGACGCCCCCGATGCCCTGACCATGATCGTGGAAGAAGAAACAATATCTAAACAACCTAAAAAGAATCTTTCAAACATAGCCCCATAATGAAAACAGAACGCTTACAAGAGTTACTTACCTCGGATACCGATAAATTAAAGGACGCCTTCGACCAGGAGGTGGGCGAAAAACCGGAGCTGGACACCTACCAAAAGCAGTACGAAGTGTCCCTGCACGATGTCTTTGACCCCGTAAAGCGCAAGGATAAACCCATCAAAGACGAAAACGGCAGCATCGTGGACACCAAAAAAGTAGCCCGCATTGGTGTGCCCATGCAAAAGATCATCACCCAAACGGCGGCAGCTTTCCTGTGTGGCAACCCCATTAAACTGGTCGCCAACGCAGAAGAGGACACCGTGGAAAAAACACTCTTAGAGGGCATAGAAAAAGTATGGGATGACAACAAGCTGGATTATAAGAGTATGGACCTTTCGGAAAAGATGATGTCGGAAACCGAAGTTGCGGAACTGTGGTACACCGAAGAATTGGAAGACCCCGCAGAGTATTGGGGGGAGACCAAAATTAACGGCAAGTTCCGCCTTCGCATGAAAGTCCTTGCCCACTCGCTGGGGGATCAGATTAGGCCCATCTTCGACCCTACGGGCAATATGATCGCTTTTGGAAGAGGCTATACCTTAAAAAGCGAAGGAAAGACGGAACAACACTTTGACGTATATACCGACAAGTTCTTTTACCACGGTGTAAAGACCGACCAAGGCTGGCTAATCGACCCGCCCGTAGCCAACATGGTACAGAAGATCCCCGTGATCTACTACGCCCAGCCCACGCCGGAATGGGCCGACGTACAAACGGCTATCGACCGGCTGGAAACCGTCCTTTCGCGCCACGCCGACACCAACGACTATTCGGGCTCACCCATTTTGTTTACCTCCGGAGAGATCACCTCGCTACCGGAAAAAGAGCAGGACGGCAAGGCCATCCAGGCCGATGAGAAGGCCGACGCCAAGTTCCTCTCCTGGGACCACGCCCCCGAATCCATTAAAATGGAGATCGACAACCTCTTTAAAGTGATCTATGCCTGCACCTTTACCCCGGACATCTCCTTTGATGCCTTAAAAGGGATGGGGCAGACCTCCGGCTTTGCGATGGAGTGTATGTTCATGGGAGCGCACCTCAAAGCGGCCAAAAAAGCGGGCATCTTTGGTGAAGGGGTGCAGCGTAGGATCAACTACTTAAAAGCGGCGCTGTCCACCATTGACCTAACGCTCAAAAAAGGAATTAGCTTAAAGATCAAGCCGCAGTTTGAGTTTTTCCTGCCCAAAGACATGGAGGGGTTGGTGAACACGCTGACCACGGCGGTCAGCGGAGGCATCATGTCCAAAGACACGGGGGTGCGCCAGCTGGGTATTGCAGAAGACGTGCAGGCGGAGCTAGCGCAGATTGAACAGGAGGCTAATAGTGCCGGAGCCTTAAACGAGATCATGAATCAAAACCAACTCTAAATATGGGTAAGAAAGCTAAACTAAAAAAGATCAGAAAAATAGCCGCTCAAATGCCTCAAATCATGGTAGGCCATGTTCAGGGCGAGCGGGTAAGCGGGGCCGAACTCTTTAAGTCCGGTGTGGAAGAAGTGCAAGGCCGCCCAATTGATGCAGGTGCGACCTACAAACAAAAGCACGTAGTGGCAGTGACCCTGAACCATAATCGCAAAATGAAGCGGATGTACAATAAGCAGGGCGTAAAGGGGGTGAGCGCCTACATACAGGCGGTTAACCGTCACATGATGGCTCAAAAGTTGGCAGAGAAGACAAAGCAAAAAGAAGAGGCGGAAAAGTTGGAAGGAGTAATGAGCGATCAGGCACATGAAAATGATTATTGTGCAGAACCTGTTTTTAGTGTTGAAGGGGAAACGGATCAAAACCAACTCTAGGTGTTTGGATATAAAAAATATACCGTCTTTTTTGAAGTGTACGGCAAAAAGATGAAGACCGACGTGATGGCAGCCAGCGAACAAAAAGCAAAGGATATAGTAAAAGACAGTATAACAATCCACAAGGTAATGTCAGAGGACATGAACAGTAGTGATGTAGAACAGATATTTCAAAAACTAAAGGAAATTTTTAAATAAATGTTCACCTGTCTACTCTTATTTATAGTGGTGGGCCTTGTAAAAAGGAGGGTGTATGGATAAACTCTGTGCAGGCGTCATCGTAGGCTTTTTAATGGGGCTGTACCTGGCGAACCGCTTCTATCACAGTGAGGGAAAGCAAAGAATCAAGACCCGCTACTACGGTAAGGACTGGATTAGAGAGCGGGAGTTTATAGAGCAGATCGTTATTAACCAACGGGAAAGGAAAGGAGACAATAACTAAAACCAACTATATGGCAATAACAGCAATTTTATTTTTAATTCTCAGTATTTCACTTCACGAATTAGGTCACGCCTTTTTCATGCGTAAGCACAACATAGGCATAAAGGAAATCAGTTTGATAGGGATAAGTGGGTACAGGCTATTTACCTTCAGGCTTCCAAAATTATTTGGTGCTACTCCCATTACAGCCCGTATCATTCCGCTGGGTGCTTATGTAATGCCTACGGATTATGGTGCAAAAAAGGCAGAATTCCTGTCACTTTCCAAGTACGGTGAGATCATGGGGGCGGGTATTGCCCTGAACTTTCTATTTGGGACCATCCTTTTATTAGCCGCCGATATGTTTCGTGGACAGGTGAGCCAAGGATTGCTGATAGTCTGCCTTATTTCCGTGTTATTTGTCGTTTTTCTTAGGTACTCCTTTTACATCATTCCTGTACTTGGAATTTTAATTGTGTACATTCTTTTAAAGGGCCTGTTTACCGATCCTAAAGGATTTGTAACCAGCCAAGGCTCCATAGTTCAGGCGGGGGAATTCGTCGTTCAGCGTAGTATATCATGGATAAAAGTTCTGGAAACAGGCGGGTTATGCTCTATTGGATTGGGGTTATTTAACTGCCTGCCTTTTTCGCCTTTGGATGGCGGCAATATAGCTTCCAAGATTTTAGAAACCGTGTTTTACTCAAAGCGTAAGGCAGTAAGAAAATACTTTATGTTAATAACGATTGTACCGATTGCGCTACTGATTCTCTTGTCTATTGGCGGCGACGTGGTGAGGTTGTTTAAATACGTGTTTTAACCCTTGTGCAATGCCTAATGAAGCGCACGATACCACCCCACAAGAGCAGATCGAAGAAGTGCTAAAAAAGCTCTCCTATGAATCTCTAAAGCTATGGAATGAGCAACTACAAAAACAAAAAGACGAGAGCAACCCGCTGCGTAGTGGCATGGACGAAAAAACCGAAGGCATACCGTAAAACTTAATCCAAAATGTTTACCGATCGATTTATAACCCTTCCCATAAAAGTCTATAACACCAAGGTCAAGGAACTGACCGGGGAGGAAGGCGAACTGACCGACAGCTGGGAAAAGGTCAACCCCTTTGAAATTCAAACCTATAGGCCCGACGTGGACAGCGAGGCCTCGGTTATTGTCACGGTGAAAAACCGAGAGCCGTTTTCGGTGTATTTGTCGGTAAAGGATTTTGAGCATTTATTGAATACATTCCATGCCTGAAGACCTCTTTAAAGACTTTGAAGCCCGTAACCTGCGCATCATCGCCCGCAATGCCCAAAAGATTAGGGCCTTGTACCAGGGTGCGATCATTGAAATCTCCCTCGTAGGTGTGACCATTAAGCTAAAAGAAGGCGTTTTTAAGCTCTCCAAATACCCTGCGCTGCAAAAGGTAGTGGAACGGGAGCTAAAAAAACTACACACGGGTATTTATGCCACCCTTATCAACTCCATAAAAGAAAGCTGGGATCTTGCCAACCAAAAAAACAACCTCTTTGTAGACAGAAGGCTGGCGGGCAGGAAACCCACCCGTAAAGGACGGCAGATCTTGTACGACCCCAATAGGGGGGCTTTAGAGGCTTTTCTAAAAAGAAAGGAGCAGGGTTTAAATCTGTCGACACGGGTCTGGAATACGCTGGAACCTTTTAAAACCCAACTGGAAACAGGGCTTGCGGTGGGTATCTCGGAGGGCAAGAGCGCCGCTGCAATGGCAAGGGATTTAAAAGTTTTCCTTAACGAACCTGACCGCTTATTTCGCAGGGTACGGGACGCAAAAGGGGAACTCAAACTAAGTAAAGCCGCCAAAGAGTATAAACCGGGGCAGGGCGTGTATAGAAGTTCCTATAAAAACGCTTTGCGCCTCACCGCTTCAGAGACCAACATTTCCTACGCTATGAGTGACTGGCACCGATGGCAGCAGCTTCCCTTTGTTATCGGCATACGTATTAAAACCTCACACAACCATCCTGAATTTGATATTTGTGATACCCTTCAGGGCGACTATCCCAAATCGTTTGTCTGGAAACGGTGGCACCCGTTCTGCATCTGCTATCAAACGGCCATCCAAATGAGTGATGAGGAATACGAGCGGTACGAAGAAAAGATACTTTCGGGAGACCTCTTACCGGAGGTGAAGGGATTGGATAAAATGCCCGCTGAATTTACCAATTACGTCAAGGAAAATAAAAAGCGCATAGAGGGCTGGAGTAGTACCCCGTATTGGTATGCCGACAACAAACATTTACTAAAATGAGAAAGAATAAATTCAACAAGCCTTTTATAAAAAACGTAAAAAAGCAAGCAAATAAAATCAGAAAGAACAGGCAAAAGAAAGCTACTATCATGACATGGGAAGGCCCTATTGAATTTATATACACCTAATCTACCAAATCCACAAAGCACCATACCCCCGCCAGCAGTTCAAACTTCACAAAGCGTTTACGATTCTTACTCAAATCCATAAACGGCACCAAGACCGTCTGTTCCCCTGGTTTTTGATAAAGCGTGATATAAAATTTAGCCGCTTGCCCCAACTCCATAGCAAGCTGGTTTCCGTAATAATGAAGCATACCCTAAAGATAGCAAGCATAGTTGTTACATCTGTGTAGAAGTTGTATTAAGATCCCGTTGTAAGATTTCATCCCGAATTTTTGCAGCCCGTTCATAGTTCTCCTGCCTAATGGATTCCTGTAACCACCCTTTAAGAAGGTTAACGGGAAACTTACAGGGCGGGTAGTTGTCAAACCAACTGGCCGACATATTGATAGTAATGGTCGCTGTTCCGCTAAAATTCATGGCTCTAAACTACTTATTTAACACCTCATTTCTGATTTCATCAATCAGAACTTGCATTTCTCTTGTGGAATTCATTTTTACGATTTTTAGCAGCCCTTCTATGTGCCGCCAATGATCCAAGGTTAGAACCACTAATTCAGAAGAAAAAATACAGTCCTTATTGCCCGTATATCCTTCTACTTCTCTTTTGTCAATCGTAAGCATTTGGCTTAAATCTTCAGATAAAGTTCGAGACATTTTATCTCTTACCATTCTTTCTGCATCACCATTTAGTGTCTTTACTTCGATTTCCGGTAGTGCGTATTTAAGTTGTTTTATCATACCTCTAATGTAGTAAAATATTACTTTCTATTCAACTTCCCTCTAAGTTGCAATTACTGATTTTATCCTCCATTAACTCCCTTCTAATTTACACTTCAAATCAAAAAGTTCTTTTCAATTCTATGGTAGACAAAATCAAAGCACAACTAAAGGCGAAGCTACAGACTTTAGGTGTGAAGAACCTCTCACAGGCAAGGATAGACGCTATAGCGGATAAACTTAGCTCAAAGATTACAGAGGAATCCCAAATCGACGAAAAGCTGGACGAACTCAACGACATCATGCCCTTTGCGGACATCGCAAGAAATGATGACCGACTCAGGACTTTGGAAGCAAAGGACAAAAAGCCACAAGCCCAGCCCAAAAACGAGCCTACGGAAGACGACCCTATGAAGGTACTCCTAGCGCAGATGCAGCAGCTAACGGAAAAGGTTTCCTCCTTTGAAAAAGAGAAAACCCAATCTCACCTGCAAAAGAAACTTCAGGAAAAGATGGCCGAAAAGAAAATTCCGTCCATCCTCCTTAAAGGCCGCCAAGTGGAGAGCGAAGACCAGTTAGACCAGGTCTTATCAGAGATCGAAGCCGACCACACCGCCTACAAGCAGGAACTCGTCAACCAGGGATTTTCCCAAACCTCTGCTCCAGTGGGTGGGGTCAGTACGATTAAGTCGGAAAGCATTGATCAAGACATCAAAGCCTGGGCTGGAAAGGACAAAAAGTAAATCACCTAAAAAAAATAAGTAACAATGGGTTTAATTCCAGTAAAAACAACCGCCTCTAACGGCGTGGTGGTTTTTCAAAGGATCGATACTGTCCTTCAGGGCGGGGCGTCTTTGGATGCTACCGGCCTTACGGCAGGCGACACGCTGGCCGCTGGCACCGCCATCATCGTGGATGAAGCGACCCGCAAGGCGACCGTAGTGGACGCTGATACAGACACTCCCACCGGCCTGTTAGCCTCGGATGTCACAATTGCGGATGACGCCGAAGTGGTCGTAGTGTTGGAGGGTGTGGTCTACAAACGCCGCATCTCTCACGCCGCTTCCAAGACCTCGGCCATCATCGCCAAATTACCTCGAATCACATTTTCTAACTCATTCTAAACAGGACTATAAACAATGGCACAAATTAAATCTGTATTTGGTCCCTACGGCGATAAGCTGCAAACCATCGTGGATAACAGCCTGGACAAATTTGCTCCTGTTTGGTATCCCAAGTATTTCACCTTCGGCACCCCTCAGTTCAATCTTACCTATGTAAGTGTGCTGGGCGCTTCCAGAATTGAAGCCGCCGCCTCTATTATCGCCCGTGGCAGCGCAGCCCCGCTTCGCAGCAGGGCCACTTTAGACAAGCTCTCCGGGGAAATCCCAGCAATCGCCGAGAAGTTCAAGATGGACGAAAATGACTATCGCAACTTCTACGCCATCCAGCAACTGCCCTTGGACGAAGCCGCCAAAAAGCAACAACTGCTGGACCTTCTCTTTGGGGACGTGCAAAAGGCCGGTAACTCGGTGCATAAAAAACTGGATCAACTGGCCCTGCAAGCCGTTTCCACCGGTCAAATCACTATTGATGTCAACACGAACCCCGATGGTTACGTGTCCAGCGTAGCGGTTGACTTAGGGATGCCTTCCGGCAATAAATCTAACGCCGCCGTCAATTGGGCTACTTCTGCCACCGCTACCCCGATTACGGATATTCAAACCGTAGTGGAAGCCGCAGAAGCTGTAGGTCTTTCTTTCGCGGAAATTCTGATGTCCAGGGCCGTATGGCTGAAGTTCGCCGCCTGTAAGCAGGTGACCGATTCTTTAACCGCCTACAACCAGTTACAGAAAGGCGCTGCCGTAGCCACACTGCAAAGGGTCAACGACTATTTGCAGGCCATGCAACTGCCCCCCATCACGATTGTCAACGAGCAGGTGGGCGTGGAAAAAGACGGTGTGACCACCGCGACCAAGCCGTTCTCTCAGACCAATGCGGTCTTTGTTCCGGCTGGCCCGCTGGGTAAGATTCACAACGCACTTGCACAGGAGCAACTGACCCCCGTATCGAATGTTAGCTACGCTACGTTCAATCGGGCGCTGATCTCTAAATGGAGCCAAAATGAGCCGTTTGGCGAGTACACCAAGGCTGAATTCAACGCCTTCCCAGGCTTTGAAGCCATCAACCAGGTCTACTTACTGAGCACCACTTTGGCGTACTAATAAACTAGTTCTTTGATGACCAACAAAGAAGCCCTTTTAGCAGTCTTGCAGGATGTTACCGTACCTGATTTGACAGCAGATAAAGTCCTACTTGATGCTAATATAACAGGAACGGACATCTACGTATCAGGCAGTGCAAAGCAGATAGACCTATGCGCTATTGAACTCTTATATGGCTTGTACACAAGTCCTGATGTAGGTGAAGGCGGTTACTCCGTAAGTCACCCCGACTTCCTGCGCAAGATCGAAAAAAGGCTTCTTTACCTGGCTAAAAAACACGGTGTAGAAGATAACTACCCGTTGGAACGTCCAACCGTTAAAGACGCCTCTAACCGCTGGTAATGGCTCAATACCCTCATATCGTCAAGATCACAACTTCAGGGGCAAGCACCCTGAATAGTAACGGCGACTATACAGGCGCCGCTTCTTCTACGCTTGAAATGAGTGGTCGCTACGAGGCTTCCAGTGGGAATGCGCTGATTACGGCACAGGATGGTACAATGGTCAGTTATTCCGGCATTGTTTACATACCCTACCCTCTAAACCCGGTCTCTTTGGGTTCAGTGGTGGAAGTGTATAACAGCCGGGACCATCTGGTAGCCAAGGGAACGGTGAAACTGTACTTGGAAGGGGAAGTGATAAAGAAAAACGCAAGGCTATGGCTATAACCCCCAAGTTCAATGCTTCCGATGTACGTAAGGCGCTTTTAGCGAGAAAGCAACGGCTGGAAGAGGCGACCCTTTTAAGACTGCAAAGAGTCGGGGAAACCTTTATCACCAACGCCCGCAGTAACGACACCTACCGAGACCGGACCGGCAATCTGCGTAGCTCGATTGGTTATGTGATTTTAAAGGACGGGGTGCAAATAGGTGGGGCTTTACCTGGTAGTAAAGCAGAAGGGGTTGAAAAGGCAGAGGCGATGATCCGCAGGCTCACTCAAACCGATCAGATAAAAGGCTTTATCCTCTTGGTAGTGGCGGGTATGGACTATGCCGCTGCCGTGGAAGCAAAGGGGTTTGATGTATTGACCGTTTCGGGGCTACAGGCCGCAAGTGATCTAAAAAAAGCACTGGAAAAACTAAAGGTATGAAAACGACACTAGATGTACTGACGATCCTTTACCAGTTGCTTTTGAGTAGTTCTATGCCTTCAGAGATCACCGGCAAGGTTCGCAAAGGAGAACGCCCGGCAGGTAGCACTAAGGAAGACATCGTAGTCAACACGCTGCCCATTGTAAACGACAACCTGCAGCGCACCGTGGCAAACGTAAATGTCTATGTGCCTTCCCTGCAAATGGAGGAAAATACCTTCCAGACCCAAAAGCCCGACTACGAAAGGTTGGACGAACTGGTGGATATGCTCCTTCCCATTCTAAAGGATGTCAGAGAGAAGCGGGATTACTACCTGGACTGGCAGCAGGTCTCTCAGCCCATCAAAGACGAACATTCCAATAGTTATTTTATCAACATACGCATCGATTTCTATGCGTTCAACGTGAATTAAAATTTTTAAACAAACTAAAATCAAGTAAAAATGGCAACATACGGCAATGGTTTAACAGCGGTTTATTTTGCGCCCATCGCAGGTGATGGCGACATCGGTACTTCCTGGACGGAGCTGGGTTCTACCGAGCAGGACTCTATGAACTGGCAGAGCGCCGCCGGGCAAAATACGGAATTCTTCATCGAAGAACAGACCGACCCGGTCTTGGTAAAAACACAATCCGGTTCCAACACGATCACCTGGAACTGCCTGGACTTTTCACCCACTAAAATGGAAGAAATGTTTGGCGGTACGGTAACGGGTGCCGGTACCTCTGGCGACCCCTTTATTTATGCCGCCCCGGTGGGTGGTGTGACCTCTATTGAGCGTTCCATCAAGATCGTAAACGGTGAAGGAGATGAGTTTTTGATCGTGCGGGCTTCAGTGCTTCCTACGTTCAATGCGTCTTTTTCCAAGAACCAGATCGCCAAGGTGACGCTGACGGCCACCATCCTGACACCGACCAAAGCCGCCACACCGGCTTACAAGATCAAGTACGCAGCGTAATTCATCTAACGACTTTACTAAAACGAAAGCCTTGTGCCTAACCCAAAGGCATGGGGCTTTTTTTCTTACTATGAACCAACTACAAAACACAGAAGACATTAAAAGACAGGAGGCTGCAGCCCTCCTGCAAAAGCCGGTCACCCTCACCATAGACACCCCGGCTAAAAACTGGTACGAGCGGCTATTGGTGAAACTAAAGTTGCGGCAGGAAAAACGGGTCTTTGAAATAAAGCCTTTGGTGCTGGGGTCACTGATCCGAATATCAGAAAGGCTCTTATCGATTGACAAAAAAATGCTGACCCGCGAAAGGCTGGAGGATAAGCAGCAGTTCCTTTCCCTAAATTTTGAACTGATGCAACGCCACGCTAGGCAGGTAGCAGAGATCGTAGCCATTGCGGTGACCAATCAGAAGAGCGAACCACCTGCGGCGCTTGTCAATTTCTTTTTGTACCAGCTTACCGCAAAAGAACTGATGCAGGTGTTTTCCGTAGTGGTGCAGCAAATGAACGTATCGGATTTTATAAGCTGTATAATCTCCATCAGCGGCACAAACATCATGGAGATGAATCCAGAAAACCAGGGGAGTTAAATAGCCTCTGGCACCTTGTGGGAGGTGTGATTAAATATTTCAGGTTTTCGTATGACGAAGTCTTATGGACGGTGAGTTATGTGAATATCAATATGTTTTTAGCCACCATACCCACCTACGAAAAGGAAGATAACGCCCAGGAAAAAGCGGTGATTGACCAACTGGCTAACGCCGCCCCCGGCAAAAAAGAAGTAAACGACTTTTTTAAAAAAACAAGACTAAACAATGGCAGTTGATATCACAGGCGCAGAGGGTTC